TAATACCCATTAAGTAATGATCAACTATAGGTGGGATTCGATCAATACCAACTGCCCCATAGAATCTTGGGGTTGCATTTATATTTCCAATACTGACTGTTGCAAAATCTTCCAGACCACTCAACTCTAACCCGTTCCTATTGTTGTTGAGATATACCGCCAAAATAACCTGTGCATTTTTTACACGATCTGGGATTTCAGTATCAGTATAATAATCAGCAACTAATCTGTTTGGAAAACTTAAGCCATAAAGGTTGGTGTAGGTATCAGGTTTTCTTACTCCTGACCTAGGCCATTCAAGTGCCTGGGTATCATCTACCCTAGCCCCTAAAAACTTTTCACGATCAATTCTTTGTGCAGCGGTGAACAAGGCACGATTTTTATTGTCGTTGCTTGAACCATCCCATGCAGCAGCGTCATCACTGAGGACTAAACCCTCAATAAATGAATTCGCATCATCAAGTGTTATATAGGTGTTTGCGTTAGCACCACCAACAGTTGCATCAAGAGTTATCGCCATTTAATTTTACCTTTTTGGGCTTTGGTTTTGGTTTTGGCTTTTCAAGAGTAGGAGTTAATGAAGCTGCCTTTTGAGCAGCCTCATTCCTCGCTCTCATACGCCTAAAAGCGTACATTCCCATTTAGCTAGATGCTCCCTTTAGAGCAACATAGTTAATAACGATAGCTTCACTTAAAGATCCACCTGATACGTTAGAAACTGTGATCTTGAATGATCCAGCAGCGATTCCGTTAGCACTTACGATGTAAGCACCAGCAGTTCCAGCAGAACCATGACAAGCAACGACAACATCTGTTGCAGCGACTTTGCTGTTAGTAACTGTGAAAGATACTTCAGCAGCATCAGCTAATGCAGCGTTGTTCATTGTGATCTGTCCACTCTCAGTATTAAGAGTTACACCTGTTCCTTTGTTAGTAGCCTGAGTTACAGTACCACCGTCTGTTGGGCCGATTAAACTACCAGCACCAATTTCAAAAATAGAAGCCATGATTAATCTTGGTTACT